ATATATACCAAATCAGGATATGGACCTATGTCTAATCCCTTATCTAGTATTAAAACAACTGAATTTCCACCCCAACCCCCTCAGGTAACTAAAACATCCACTCCAGATACAGAACCTCCTTATGTTTTTACAGTCGGAAATAAAGAATTTTCTAGCTCAGATTTAGCTACAGCTCAATCAAAAGCTAATGCTTATTATGAAAAAGCTATAGATCCTAAATATAAATCTGCTACTATTTTTAATGTTAATAAAACATTAACTGTAATTCCTAAAATTGAAGAAATAAATCAAGCTATGCTTCAAACATATATTGATCCTATTTCTTCTCAAATTAGAGAATTAGAAAGATTAAATAATTTAGAAAAAGCTAAAGAAAATTTACCTCCTTTTGTAAAAATATCTTTAAGTATAAATGTTCAAAAAGAAGAAATTAAACAAATATTAATACCTTATATATTTAAATTATTAGCCCCTTTTGGAGTAGAAGTTATACAATCTATATTAGCTAATATATCTATAGAAAAATTAAAAGATTCAATTTTGTGCCCACGACAGGATGAAATTTTAAAATTAATTAATAAACGTAATAGATTAGTTAAAAAAATAAATAATATATATAAAACTATAAACACTACAACTAAAATATTAAATATAGTAGATGCTCTTATTATTGGTTTACAAGCTGGAATAACAGCTACTGTTATATTACCTGTACCTATTGTAGCAGCTGTATCTGTAGCTTTAGAAAAAGCCTCAACAGAAATAAGAAAATCCAAAGCTATCTTAAATATTGTTGAATTGATCCTATCAGCTCTAGGAGTTGTTTTAGGATTTCTTTTAAAACTATTAGGTAAATTAGATTTTTTATTAAGAGATTGTTCTCAAAGCCAAAATATACCTTTTGAAACCATTAATGATGAATTAAATACTTTAGTAAATCAAGCTACTGGTATAGATAATAGCCAAGTAGTACAAGAAACTAATGAGAAATTAGAATATAAAGGATTTACTTTAGAATTAAAACTTGACGAAACAAACAATAATAAATACCCCAGACGTTATGCTCAAGCTTTAACCATAAATGGCATACCTGTTTTAAAAACTGATTCTTCATTCGCTTCAGATCCGCAGGTTTTACTTGATCAATTAAGATTCCTTATAGATTCAAACCCTAATTTAAATGCTGGATAATTAAATATTTATATATATGAAAACTGATATTTTAAAAAAATTAATTAAAGAAGCAGTTCGTGAAGCAATTCAAGAAGAAATTAAAGATATACTTCTTGAAGCTGTACGCTCTCCCAAAACAATAGTTAATGAAACCGTAAATCCCCAAGTATTTACTAAACCTAACACAACAACTAATATCACCCCAGACATTAAACGTAACTTACGAGCTATGATTGGTAGTGAATTTGACACTACTATAACAGCTAATTCATCACATGCTCAACCTACTTATACTCCTCCTCCTATTAATACAGTAGGTGAGGGTTCAAGTTTACCTGGGGGTGAAGTAAGTTTAGACCAAATAATGGGGCTAATGACTAAATAATGGCAATAAGACTACCAAATAAGCATCCCTTAGACATAAATAAACGAGTAGCAATTGGCGTTGCTATCCCATTTAATGGATCCAGCACCTCAACCAATAATCTCCTCTTTTCAGGCTCAACTGAATGGTCTGCTAACTCAGTAAATTTATCTCCTACTTATTCAACTGGTAATTCTATATTTAGATCAACATATACAACAATAGAACAAACTAAATATAATATCATTAATTTTATATTAACGAATAAAAATGAGCGAGTTTTAAATCCAAATTTTGGAGGAAATTTAAGAGCTTTTATATTTAACAATATAACAGAAACTAATTTAAATACTTTAGAATTAAAATTAAGTAATGATATAAAAAATAATTTCCCTAATGTAACTTTAACTAATTTAACTTTAACTCCGTATTATGATGATAATGCTGTAGGGTTAAATTTAAACTTTACAATTTATAATGGGGCTCCTCAAAATATTCAAATACTATTATAATGGCCGCTGAGAATAGAGATATTAAATACTTAAATAAAGATTTTAGTGAATTAAGAGCTGCTCTTATTGACTATACTAAAACCTATTTTCCTAATACATACAATGACTTTTCCCCATCATCCCCAGGAATGTTATTTCTTGAAATGTCAGCATATGTAGGTGATGTTTTGTCATTTTATCTTGACAATCAAATCCAAGAAAATTTTATACAGTATGCTAGACAAGAAAATAATCTATATTCTTTAGCATATATGCTGGGTTATAAACCCAAAGTAACTAGTGCAGCTACAGCTATTGTTGATATTTACCAACAAGTTCCTTCTAAATTAACTGCTAATGGTTGGGCTCCTGATTATGATTATGCTATTTTCATTAATAATAATACAACACTAACTTCTAACTTAGTTGGGGCTAGCAGCTTTATTATCCAAGACACAGTTGACTTTGCTTTTTCTAGTTCAACAGATCCCACTCAAAACACAGTATTAACTTTAGGTCCTTCTGGGAATCCTGAATATTATCTTCTAAAAAAGCAACGCAAAGCTTTATCTGCTACCATCCAAACAAAAACATTTACTTTTGGAGCCCCAGAACGATTTCAAACTATTGAAATCAATGATACAGATATTATCCAAATATTAGAAGTTACAGATGATCAAGGTAATAAATGGTATGAAGTTCCTTATCTAGCCCAAGAAATGGTATATGATGATACTAAAAATCTTGGCTCTGATTCAGGTGAAGTCCCTTATACTTTACAACTTATTAAAGCCCCTAGAAGATTTGTTGCTAGATTTACATCACCCACAACCTATCAAATTCAATTTGGAGCAGGTACAACAACAGCTAATGTAGAACAAACTTTAATTCCAAATCCAACTAATGTAGGAAATTTCTTCTCAACTAATGAGTATTTAACCACAGGATATGATCCTGCTAATTTTCTATACACTAGCACATATGGTATATCCCCATCTAGTACTACCTTAACTGTAAAATATCTAATAGGAGGTGGATTAACATCCAACATCCCTGCTAACGCTTTAACATCTATTTCTATTAGTAACATAAGCGTACCTAAGGCTATACCAAATAGCTTAGACCCTAATTTAGTCTCAGAAGTTATACAATCTGTAGCAGTTAATAATCCCGCTGCTGCTACGGGTGGATCAAATGGAGATACACCCGAAGAAATAAAACTTAATTCCCTAGGCACATTTGGAACCCAATTAAGAACCGTAACCCAAAACGATTACCTAGTTAGAGCTATGAGTCTCCCACCCCAATATGGCTCTATAGCTAAAATATATGCTGAACCAGAAAGATTAGAAAATCTACTACCAGGTGAATCTTTATCATCTATTAATTTGTATGTTTTAGCTTACGATATTGATAAAAAATTAAAAAATGCAACATCTAGTTTAAAAAATAATTTAAAAACATATCTTTCTCAATATAGAATAGTTAATGATTCTATTAAAATTAGAGATGGTTTTATTATTAATATTGGTGTTGATTTTGATATTATAGTTTTACCTAATTATAATAATAATGATGTTTTATTTAAATGTATAACAGCTGTTAAAGATTATTTTAATATTGATAACTGGCAAATAAATGAACCTATTTTTTTAAAAGATATTTATATTATGCTTGATAAAATAGATGGTGTTCAAACAGTTAAGACAGTTCATATAACTAATAAAACAGGACTTGGTTATTCAATGTATTCTTATGATGTTATTGGTGCTAATAAGGATAATATTATTTATCCATCTGTTGATCCTATGATTTTTGAAGTTAGAAATCCTGATAGTGATATTAAAGGACGTGTTGTATCTTTGTAATTTTTATATTTATAATAAAAAATGGCTGTTTACAAAATATTTCCTTCTAAAGATGCTACTATATACTCTCTTTACCCTAATCGGAATACTGGGTTAGATGAAATAATTGAGTCTTCTCTTTCTATTAATAATTCTACTGCATTACCTCAAACTAGTAGATTTTTAGTTCAATTTGACTCCACAGAAATTAATGATATTATTAATAATAAAATTAGTGGATTACAATGGCAAGCTAATTTTAAAGCATACATAGCAGTTTTAGAAGGATTAAATTTAGATACTAAACTTGAATTTTACCCTATTTATGGTTCTTGGGATATGGGAACAGGTAAATATAATTATTCACCTGAAGTACAAAATGGAGTTAGTTGGATATGGAAATCATATTCGGGTAGTAATGCTTGGATAACAGGAGGCTATCCAAGTTATGTAACCGCTTCATATAACAATACTTTTGGTGGAGGCAACTGGTACTATAGTTCATCTAACTCTACTGTATTACCCCTTTACTCAACTCAAAGTTTTGGATATACTGAACCTAGTGATATCGATGTTAATATTACTAATATGGTTAAAGCTTGGCATAGTGGTACTATAGATAATAATGGATTTATAGTTAAACAAGCTACTGAGTTTATTAATAATGGGAACTATGCTAATAAAATGCAATACTTCTCTAGAGATACTCACACCATTTACCCCCCACAATTAGAATTTAGATGGAGAGATTACACTTTCACCACAGGCTCTTCTAATATTACCCAATTAACTACATCTAATGCTACCCTTACTTTAGATGAAAATCCTGGTGTATTTTATCCTGAAAGTGTAAATAAATTTAGAGTTAATAGTAGACCAACTTACCCAACAAGAACTTTTCAAACTTCTTCATTTTATACAAAAAATTATTATCTTCCAACTGCTTCATATTATTCAATAAAAGATTTGGATACTAATGAAGTTGTCATAGATTATGATGATCAATTTACCCAATTAAGTGTTGATGAACAAGGTAGTTATTTTACATTGTATATGAATGGTTTAGAACCTGAAAGGTATTATAAAATATTAATTAAAACTATTATAGATGGTTCAACATTAATTTTTGATGATAATTATTACTTTAAGATTATAAATGGCTAATTATCCTTTAAATAAAACTGTTTTTAAAAAAGAAGCGTATGAAAATACTATAGATACTTCTTTTGCTCAAGTATCAACTCCTCCGCTTCCTTTAGAAGATACTATAACTGTTAGTGAATTTTTTGATTTATATGAAGCTATTTTTTATGATATTCCATCTAATGGACCAACTAATTCTCATGAATATTTAGTTAAAACAAGTGGTGATTATATTAATTTTGAACAAACTAATGAAGATGTACAAGCTTTATTAGATGAAATAACAGTTTTAAGACAAGATTTATTAGCTGCTAATCAACAAGTAGCTGATTTACAATTAGCAGCAGCATCTGCTTCATTAAATTTATAATAAATGGCTACCATAGTAACTCCTATAGACCCTATAACTCTAGAATCCCAAATATATTCCCCCCAAGATATAGGAGCTCTATCCCCTGACCTTATTAGCCCTGTCTTTGACCCTAGCACAGATTATATAGAATACACTATATCATCTCCTGATGAGTCATTTCAAATTACAGACCAAAATTTTAATAATTTCCTCATTACCAATACCTCAGCTGATACTGGTGTAGCCTTTAGCGTAGACTTAGACCCAGAAAGAGATTTAAGGAATAAAGGATTTAATAATGGTTCTTATATTACTTTATATAGATTTTTAAAAAATCAATTAAATTCATCATCTGAAACTAGACCTTATTTTATAAAGGAAATCTCACCTGATAGAACAGAGCTGAGATTATCCTCTAATATTATAACTAATGATGAACTAACTTCTCTTATTAGTAGCTTTAAGTTAACAACTAACTCAGCAGAATACTTTCAAGATTTTTATTTAAATTTTGGAGGCAACAATTTAATTATAGCTAATAATATATTACTTGATAATACTAAACCTACATATGAAATTTTAATTAATTTATATGAACCCTTACCCTCAAGGTATAAATTAAAAGAGGTACTATGGATTGTAACCCAAACAGCTGATCCTTTAGCCTTTAACATACAGTTTCAACCTGAAGTAATAACACCCCAAATTACATTTCTTTCTCTTAAAAGTCCTAATTTTAATTTACCCATTAAAGATAGAACTAATAACTCAACTGAATATACTAATTATGAACAATTATTAACCACTAATCTAGTCTCATCATATGATCAAATACTATCATACTTAGCTGAAAAAAGTATTGATATAGGTATTGATTATACTAATTTTTCAAATTTTGTTCATTTTTCTTCTGCTGAATCTAGAATTAAAAATTTTTATTATAAAGTCCAATTATTAGAACAATATAATAAAGATTTAGGTTTAATAGAATCAGCTAATACTGCAACAACATCTAGTGCAGCTATATTACAAGAAAAGATATCTAATATAACTAAAAATTTTGATGGTTTTGAGTATCACCTTTATTATAACTCTGGGTCAAATACTTACCCTAAAAGCAACTCAACACCCCCCTATAATTTACAATTATGGGGAACAACTTCTGTTAAAAATTGGTATAACGATTTAATAGAAAGTGCTTCACTTTATGATGCTATTAATAAGGATTATTTAATCAATACTATACCATCATATTTAACTGATGATCCTCAAAATGATCCTTATAGGGTGTTTATTGATATGATGGGTCAATACTATGATAATATATGGATTTATTATAAAGATGTTACTAATCGTTATAATGGTGACAATCGCCTAGAATACGGTATATCTAAAGATTTAGTAGCTGATGCCATTAGATCATTTGGGTTAAAAATTTACCAAAATAATTTTTCAATAAGTAATTTATTTGATGCTTTTACTGGATTTAACCCTGGAAGCATAACCCGCACCATCAACCCAGTACCATGCGCCCCAGATACTGAACAGATTAGTGACTATAAGTTTACATCATCTCAATCTCTTTATACACCTATAGATGATGTTAATAAAGAGATGTATAAACGTATTTATCATAATTTACCTTATTTATTAAAATCTAAAGGAACAGTAGCAGGTTTGCAAAACATTATTAGTATGTTTGGTATTACTAGTTCTATTTTAACTATAAATGAATTTGGAGGAGAATGGAAAAATTCTAAACCTGTAACTGGTATTAAAGACATTGTTACTGATAATATTCAAATTTTAACTAGTGCCCAAATGTCTCAATCAGTTTTTCCAATTATACCTCCAAACGCTACAGATGCTACTTATGCTTTTACACCTCAATTTACTTTATCTAACCAAAAAAGTGTACTTGGGATTAGATTCCCTCAACGAAGTTTATCACCTAATGTTAACACTGTAGAAATTACTTTTTCACCTCAAAATGATATAGATAATTTTATTAAATCACCCGGCAATTTACCTAATTTTGATGTAGGAAAATATATTAATAAACCATCACAAACATTTTTGCCCTACTATCCTGATTTAATAAATGAAGCAACTAGTTTACTAGTTGATAACAATCTTGATGCTTCAACTTATATCCGTTTAATAAAATACTTTGATAATTCATTATTTAATATGATTAAAGACTTTGTTCCCGCCAGAACAAATCTAAAATCAGGTATTACTATTAAACCACATTTATTAGAAAGAAGTAAAATTGTACAACCTCAAGTTTTTATAACTAGCAGCACACATACAGGACTAATCAATACAGCTTTTATTGAAGGAGGGACAGGTGGTACTTTTAATGAATTTAATACACTAATTAATCCCTTTAATACTCAATCATGGTCTGAAACTATTATAACTCTTTTAGGCCCATCCCAATCATTACATACTGATCAATCCGAATTTTATAATGGTGAATTACCATATTACCCAATAATAGCTACAAATGGTGAATTAAACTCAGCTAACCCGTCTAAATTTATTCCTGGCGCTACAGCACCATATTATAGTGTTAATTACTATTATAGTAATAATATATCTTTAGATGATTTTGTAAATAACAACATCCCAAGCACTGGCCAAATACATGCCTGGGTGAGAAGAAAAATTGTTGCTGTACCTACAGATGAGTATGGAGTATACATTCGTCAAACTGTCTCAACAGTTGAATACCTAAAAATCAACCCAGTAAGTAGTGGTCCTGATTCTCAAGATTATAGTGATCTTTTACCCTATATTAATGATATTATTATAAGTTATTATACAGGTACTTCATTTTATTGGTTATATGTTTTACTAAAAGAAGGATATACAGATGATGGAGGAATTTATAATGTAGGAGCTCTTAAACCTTTTACTGTTGTTCCAACTAATGTTGATGCCTTCCCCGGATTTCCTTATCCAACAACTTTTACCCCATCCTCTTTAGATTTTTTAACTACTGATTATTCCCAATATAACGCTCTACTAAACAACTCAGTAGATGATGTCACATCAACAGTATATATGCTAGCTGATTATGGATCAGCTGGTATATTAACCCCATATAATTTTCTAGCTCTTATTAATGGATCTGCTGATAAATCATCAACCCAAGATTCAAACTACTCATCATACTCTTGGTCAGCTATTAGATATAACGGCTCAAGACAAAGTTCATATGATTTTAATATGCCATTTGTATCCCCACCTTCATCTGGAATAATATATAAAGTTACCTCATCATTACCTGAAATTCCTTAATAGTTATAAAATATGGCAAAATTTGTATCTAAAAAAAACTCATTCCAAAATCCTAATAACCAAACTATACCGGGCTATGATTATGGTACTATCCCTTCATTACCTGTAGCTGAGCAAACTCAAACATATATGGCTTATTTTGATGGTGTAGGAGGAACAGGTCCTGAAATTTTAGGCCAAACTGGATATTTTGTTAAATACCTAATTGATGAAGACGGAAACGTATCTAAACCTGCAGATGTGGGTGACCCTACCTCTCCAAGTCAAGTCCCTCTTTATAATTTAAATACTAATTTTGAAGCTGGAAAAAATGCTATTGTTAAATTAATTGAATATGACCCCACTATTGCCGGCTCAGCTACAGGACAGGCGTTAACTGGTAAACATAAAATTACAGGTGTTGGAGAAACATATCCTATTCTTGTTTCTGAGTATGGCCCTAATGCTGATGATTTTTATCACTGGCTAGATTTTGGACCCACTACAGTATATGCTACCCAATCAGTACTTGATTTAAATGCTATTTGGTTTAACGGAGATGTTAATTATACTCAACCTGTTACTGAAGCTTTTTTTGATGATTGGCAAGATTTTCGTGTACCTATAAATGCATTTAATCCTGGAGGTGGAGCCCCTATACAACCTAATTTTCCTAGCCAAAGTGCTAATTGGAGTTCTGCTACATATAATAAAACTATACAAAAATCTACAACAGAAGCCGGAACCCAAATTGCTGTAAAATTCGCCCTAAATATTGTCAATAATACCAATAACCCAAATTATGCTGTTCAATTTAGACTACTTAAAAATAAACCAACACTAGGAACTGGTAGTGTGTTATATACATCTGATATTTTTTCTTTAACAACTACTCCATATTACCCAAACCCGTATGTACTCCTTAACACTACACCCCAGGGTGGAAGTTTTGATAATGTTTATACAGGTGATACTCAATTTTTTGATTTAAATGACAATGATGTATTAACAGGTCAAATTAAATTTTATCGCCCAACAACATTTGCTTCCCCATATGAAACTTATACTGATGGTGACATTTATCTAACTGGAGCCCACTCAAGCACTTTCCTCCGAGTATTCCAACAATACCCGGTAACAGTTTCTGGGTCGGTTGAATATATAGGTGGAGAAAACCGATTACTTTGGAGTTTCTTTGTTATCGATAACCCAACATACGCTTCAGGTTCTTATTCTGTTTTAGACATGAGCCTTGATGCTCTTTATCTTTATTATTCAGGTCAAACACAAAATTATAATAATCAAACACTTAATTATAATCAATTTGTTATACCTTTTGGAGATCTAAAAGTTGGGGATACTTTAAGATTAGGATACGATAAAGAAAACACACATACTATAGTAGGAATTTATCCTAAATACCGTGGTTTATCTTTAATGATATCTCCTCAAGTTTCAAATCTAATTATTTCTAAAACCCAATTATTTTATACTCCTGTTAATAATTTTTCTATAACTAGATTAGTTCCAAATGGTAGGTATATAGTTTTAGATGTAGATAAACCACGTGATGGAGTTTTCTTTTCCGGCATAATTCAACCTGAATTTGCTTCTGAAAGACTACAAAAAAATTATGATAAAATAATTCGAGACTTAACTGAGAAAGAATTAATTAATTAATATTTATAATAAAATAATTTATATAAAATGGGATATCTTAATAATTCAATAGTTACAGTTGATGCTATTTTAACAAGAAAAGGCAGAGAATTATTGGCTCGAAATGATGGTTCTTTTAGAATTACACAATTTGCCTTATCAGATGATGAAATTGATTATACTATGTGGGATCCTACTAATCCACTTGGATCACAATATTATGGTCAAGCAATTGATAATATGCCTTTATTAGAAGCTTTTCCTGATGAAACACAAGCAATGAAATATTTGCTTACTACTCTCCCTAGAGGTACTGCTAAATTACCTATTCTAGATGTCGGATATCAAGTTATATCTTTATACCAGGGTGCTTCAATCGCTATTACACCTCAAACACTTAATTATTTAGGTGGTACTCAAACATATGAATCATCAGGATATGTAGCTACTATTGGTGATGTACGATTATTAAGTAATTTCAATGGTGTTGGTATTAATACAGCTCAAGCTACTGCTTTAAACTCAACAACCACATTAGGGGCAGCGGTATCTAAAACAGTAGTTGGTACTACTATCAATATGACTGCTACAACAGTGAATGTGTTGTTCCCTACAGGAGTAACCCAATTATCTACATCGTTGACTGTAATTGGTAGAGATAGTGGAGCTAGAATCACAATCCCTGTTCAGTTAAATAAAAATACAAATTGTTAATATATTAAAATATGTCATTTAAAAGACTAGACCCTGAAGATTTTTTAATAAGCGCAGAATCTATTGTTGGCCCAGCGTGGTCTGGTAATTCTGCTTCTTTAGATACCTTCTATACTTCCACTACCCAAATCAATGGCCCTAGTGGTGATTACTATGTTAATGCTTACAACACTAACCCTATTAGTGACCCAAATGCTGAAATCCAATTTGCTGTAGCTTATGGCGACTCTAAAGGATCTGGCTCAGTTTTATATAATATAAATGTACCCGGTTTATCCCCAAGTAGAACAGTTTATGGGCAGTTTGTAAATTTATTATTAGGAGAAGATGAAAACGCTTCTTTTAATTTTGGAGGATCAGCCAATAATGAAAATTTTTATGCTATAGTAATTAATAGAGCCCGCTATAAACAAGCTATTATGCCCGGAAGCATCCAAATAGGTGGTATAGCAGGCAGTGTAAAAATCACAGATAACAGCACTATCACTCCAGTCGTTGACTATACATCTGCCGGAAGAAGATTTATTTTAGGATCAGGTAGTTTTGGTGATGGTGTTGAAAACGGCTCTGCTGGGGTGTATGGTTACTTATACCCAGATGCAGGTATTATAATTTTAAACCCTGCTGCTCTCAGTGTTACTACTAATAGACCTAATGGCACTGATGCTAATAATGCTCAGGGTTTATTAACTGCAATAAACGGAGATTCATTTTATCTTCAAAGCCAAGAAACTGTAACTTCTGATTATGTTTTTTGTAGAGCTAGAAATGCTGAATTTAATTACTCTATTAATCCAAGCTTTTCAGTATCCGCTAGTGCTGGTACTATATTATATAATGATTTTATCCAAAATCCTTCTACATACATAACCTCAGTAGGAATGTATAATGATAATAATGAATTAGTAGCTGTAGCTAAATTATCAAAACCTCTTAAAAAAGACTTTACTAAAGAAGCTTTAATACGTGTTAAATTAGACTTTTAAAATGAATGGGTGCTTTCAAATCATTAACATCACAAGATATAATTGTATCTCCTTTAACAGTATATGGTGACCTCTTTAATTCAGAAACTATTACTTTTTTAAAAGGAAAAAACACTACTTATGGTTCTATTGATGATGAAACTAACCCATCCCCATGGCCTTCAGCTTCATTAGTGTATGCTTCAATAAAACAATTATATTATAGTAATACTTTTCCCAATGATTCTCAACCTTCTATTGTAATTGATAATCAAGGAAAAATAATTGAAGGTAGTCAAACTGCTAATGTTAATAGTAGATATGATAATTTTCTACAAAGTGGTTTATACCCTGTTAGAAATTTCCCTACAGGAGCAAATGATGTGATAGCTGTAGGTATTATACCTCAATCATCATTTGGAGACTCTATTAAACCAGGAAGTGTAGCTTTCTCTTATTTTGATGATGGTCAGGGTAATTTATTTGATAGCAATACTGAATATGTTGGTAATGTTATTTATACTCACGGTATAATTATTATTACAAAACAATCTTTAGCTCCTTCTTTAGTAGGAAACCAAACAGTATTTTTTCACCCAACTAGAACAATATATGAAACTCAATATAAATGCACCATTAGACCTGATGAATTTAATTACTCATTGAATCCAACTCTATTAGCAGGTGATGAACTTACTAACCCCATAAACTCAAATGGCCTACCAGTTAACACCAGTGGTGATGTAGTTGATTTTGTAACGGGCTCTACTTTTGCTCCTTATATAACCACAGTTGGTCTTTATAATTCAACTAATGAATTATTAGCGGTAGCTAAGCTAAGCCAACCTATACCTACAAGCAGAACAGTTGATATGAATATAGTTATTAATATGGATAAATAATATGCCATTAACAAGAATAGACCCCTCAGATTTTGTTTTTAGTAATGATGCTATTTCAACCTCATGTTGGAGAGACGAGAATGGTAATCCTGTAGGAGATACATCATCAACACCTACATTTAATTACTATACACTTCCTAGTGGAGTAAAAAATTATTATATTGGAAATCCTGCTAATTTGCAATTTAGTCTAGTTTTAGCTAATAAAAATGGAACTAATGCGCAGCAAACAATATATAAGGCTATTCGTAACATAATATATGGAGATAAAAATGCTATTATTGATTCCTGGGGAGGATCAGAAAGAATATCTTTTACTGTAATTGCTATATCTAAAAACTGTCTTAAATCCTCCCTACTGCCCGGCAGTTTAAATTGGGCGAATGCCTTAACAGATGATAGTAATATGTCTCCTCCTACAATTTTAAATTGTGGCAGAATGTATAATCTTGTTGAAGGATATACCCTCCCAGGAGGTGGATTTGCCTATGGCTATGGAGATAACATTCAAGGTATACGTGGTATGTTTCTCCCAGATGTTGGTTTGATGATAGGTGATTTTGGATTATCCGCCTCATCTGTTTTTACACTTCGTAATTTAAACCCCACCCCAACAAACCATGTCTTTATAAGAGCCAGAAACACTCAATATAACTACTCCATGAACCCAAGTTTCATCTCAGGTAGTTCAGGAAAAATAATCTACCAAGATTGGTATGATAACCCTCAAACATATATTACAACTGTTGGTTTATATAATGATGATAATGAGTTAATGGCGACAGCTAAACTACCACGTCCTTATAATAAAAACTTCCAAAATGAATTATTAATACAAGTAGGTTTAAACTTTTAAAATATGAATAACTGGTTTTGGTATGAAAACATGGGAATTAAAAATTTCACCACTATAGAAGATTTCCCACAAGATAGTTTTGGTTTTATATATAAAATTACTAATGTAGTAACAGGTAAATTATATATTGGTAAAAAAAGTCTTTATCATAATGTAAAGAAAAAACTTACTAAAAAAGAATTAGCTGAACAAACAGGTCCTGGGAGGAAATCATCTACTAAAAGGATACAAAAAGAATCTGATTGGGCTGCATATTGGGGTTCTAATAAAGAAATATTAGAAGAAATAAAAACTAAAAGTAATTTAGCATTCCAAAGAGAAATTCTTAAAATAGTTAATACTAAAAAAGAATTAACATACTGGGAAATCCACTACCAATGCCAATATAATGTTTTGCATATAAATAGTTACAATGATAATATATTAGGAAAATTTTTTAAAAAAGATTTTGTTTCCTAAACTTTTACCATATATTACATTATATGGTAAACCAACTGCTAGTAACCTTAATAGATTCTGTTTTAGGTAAAGGTAAAAATACCTCTAAAAACAACAGAGCATACCACTGTCCATTTTGTAAACACCATAAACCTAAACTTGAGGTTAATATGGATACAAATGCTAAAGGTGATAATCCATGGCATTGTTGGGTATGTAATACTAAAGGTAGAAAATTAACTCGTTTATTTAAACATCTAGAAGTTACACCTGATAAACTTCAATCATTATATTCTTTAGTAGGTACTTCTAAATCTGAGTATGTAGAAGTTAATTTAGAACAAGTTAAATTGCCTAAAGAATTCATTCCATTAACTGATGTGACTGCTAATAATCTCATTGGTAGACGCGCGTTAGCTTACCTAAAACGCCGTGGTATCACTAAGTATGATATACTTAAGTACCAAATTGGTTATTGTGAAAATGGCCCCTACGCTAATATGGTTGTTATACCTTCATATGATGAAAAAGGTACTTTAAATTATTTTACCTCTAGAGGATTTGAAGAATTTTCTAGATCTAAATATAAAAATCCAAATGTATCAAGAAATATTATCCCATTTGAATTTTTTATAAATTGGAATATACCTATTATTTTATGTGAAGGACCATTTGACATGATGGCCATTAAACGCAATGTAATACCACTATTAGGCAAAAACATCCAAGATAAATTAAAGAAAAAATTAGTTACCTCACAGGTACAAAAAATATATATAGCATTGGATAGAGATGCTATTAAACAAGCTTTAACATTTTGTGAAGAATTATTAAACGAGGGTAAAGAAGTATATTTAGTAGAGTTACAAGACAAAGATCCAAGTGAAATGGGTTTTGAAAACTTTACTAAATTAATTCAAACTACTCAACCATTAACCTTCTCAAATTTATTTGAAAAAAAATTAGAATTAGTATGAGTAAAATTAAACATTCATATGATCGTATATTAGAAATATCTGATGATCATAAACAAATTACATTACCTGACTCACGATTTTATAGACGAAATGGTAATTATTATCCATCTGTAACTTATGTTTTAGGATATTACCCCAAAGGCCGACACTTTGAAGATTGGCTTAAAAAAGTAGGATACGCTTCAGAATATATTGTTAAAAAAGCAGCTGAAGAGGGTACTCAAGTCCATGAATTAGTAGAAGAATACTTAAACGGAACCGAATTAAAATTTTTAGACCTAAATGGATACCCACAATACAACCCAGATGTATGGCAGATGTTTTTACATTTTGTAGAATTTTGGGAAACTTATAAACCTAAACTTATTGAAACTGAAGTGCACTTATTCTCAGATGAATTAAAGGTAGCAGGCACTTGTGATTTAATTTGCGAAATTAATGATGAATTGTGGGTGTTAGATGTTAAAACCTCTAACCATATTCAACCAACATATGAATTACAAACTGCAGTTTATACACAGTGTTATAAAGAATGCTATGGAAAGGATGCTCAACGCCAAGGAATACTGTGGTTAAAATCATCTAAGCGTGGTCCTAAAAAAGATAAAATGCAAGGCAAAGGTTGGGAAGTAGTAGAATCAGAACGTACACAAGAAGAAAATTTAAATATTTTTAAAACAGTACGTACATTATTTGATTTAGAAAATCCAACATCATCTCCTTCATTTGAATCATTTAAAACAACAGCAAAACGGGAGGATATTTAATATTTATAGCTAAACGTATGCTATGCCTCAAAAATCTGATGTAATACAATATTTTGAAGAAAAATACTCTAAAAAGTCTATTGATTTAATTCGCCCCATTTTAGAAAAATTAGATTTATCTAAAATTAAACCCTCAACTGAAGAATCATATGTGTATGAGGGTGATGAAATAACTTCATTTGTTGGTGAAGAAATTCAAGGTGACTCTATTGTTTGTGATGAGTGTGGTTGGACTTGGAAAATTAAAGATGGAGGAAATGATTTATATATGTGCCACAAATGTGGGCATGATAATACTCCTCAACAATCTTCCACTAATGATTTCTTTGAACCACTACAAAACCAAGATATAGATTTAAACGTTTCATCTGATTCTAATAGAGTTGATTATTATAAAGATCATATCAAAAATGTAGTACCGTCTGATTTTAAGGTTGATAAGCATAAAGACAAAATTGTAGTATCTAACATTGCTAAAAAAGGATTAGAACACAACAAAGAATTCAGAGATAAACTAATATCCCTTACAATGTTTATGATGGATAATGGCTTAGACCTAGACCCACTACCAGACATTAATTTTATTGAGGATGATAAAGAAAACGCTTCTAATATGTTAGGACGTACTGCTCATTATGATCCTAATACTAAATGTATAGTTTTATACACTTATGGGCGTCATCCTAAAGACATATTACGTTCATATGCTCATGAAATGATTCATCATTTACAAAATCTTGAAGGTAGAATTCAAGGTATTGAAGGTCAAAATATAAATGAAGATGAATATTTATTAAAATTAGAATTAGAAGCATATACAGATGGAAATAGGTATCTTAGAAGTTGGGAAAATTCATTGTAAGTAGTACTTTTTTTTTGTATATTTATAAAAAAATTAATCTTTATCTATGAGTAAATACAGTTTAAGATACTTGATGGAAAACGATATGGATGATTTAACTCCATCTACCCGCCTTCGAATTACCAATAATGTAGTAGCTACCCCTACAGGAAATTCTACTATAGAAGATTTAGTAGATGCCCTAAATAATCCTGCTAATTACGGTATGTATCTTAGTAATTTGCTTAATGTAAATAAATTTATTAAAGACCAATTAGCTGCATATTATGGTACCCCAAATCAACGCATTAGAGGTAATTATCCCATGAAATCAGCTGCTAATACTTCTGCTTTTATCCTTAACCTACTCAACACCAATCCTGATCTAACCCGAATCACCCCAGTATTATTAAGCAAAATTACTGATTGGAAACAAGTAGGAAATGAAATTCATGCTGCTCCTAGTAAACAAAGAAGTAAAGACCAACAAATAACTAAAAAACATATAACAGATGTATTCACAACTGTATTTAACAATGCAGGAGTTACATATAATATAACAGCATAGTATGCCCGATAATGTTTTAAAAAAAGAGTTCCAACAGAAGGACGTACAACGCCTCCGTAACCTAATGACAGGTAAATACGGGGAGAAAACGTCTGTCGGAACTGGTTATACTAAACAACAAGAGTTTCATGAGGAAGGAGATGTCTGGGAAGCTGATGGTCGTCAATGGACTATCAAAAACGGGATCAAACAAAATATTACTAAATTAGATAAAGCAAAAGAATCAATTCATTTACCACTTTTTTGTCCTTGTTGCAATAACATTATGAAAAAGCAAAATGATAAGTTATTTTATATCCAATATAAAAGATGTTTTGATTGTCAAATAAGTTTT